CCAACCCCACGCCCATCATCGACGCGCTGCCCGACCCCGAGACGTGGAAGGCCGTGCTGGCGCTCGACCCCGACGCCTGGCGCGACAGCGAAGGCCCCACGGGTAGCGGCTGGCACCTGAGCGACCGCTACGGCCGCGCGTGGCTGCGCGACCGCGACGCCGCCCGCTGGGTCGAGCAGCAGCGCAAGCGCGACGAGCAGAGCGGCCAGGAACGGGAGCCGGCATCGTGACCGTAGACGGTGAACAGCACAAACGACTACGCTGGGAAAGGACGGTAACCGTATGAGCACACCCAGGCATCCGAAAGCATGGGGGCGGAAGCTGTTCAAGGAAGCGGACGCGAAGGGCTGGCGGGTAGAGCAAGGAGGCGATGGGCAGTTCAAGATGTACTGCCCGAACCCCTGCCGATGCATCAAGACAGTCCGCAGGTCGCCGTCAGGGAGCCGTTACGAGAAGAACCTACGCATGCAGCTTCGCGCAAGGACCTGCTGGGGAGGTGGCGAATGAAGCTCACGATGATGGTCGGGCTCCGCGTGGCCGCCGGCGACCCCGATGACCTGGACCAGCTTCTCGACCGGGTGATGGCCGAGCTGGAACGGCTCGACAATGTCGAGGACCCTGACCTGACCGCCTCCCTCGCCAAGGGAGAGGTGAGCATCATGCTCACCGTCGAGGCGTCCGACACCCTGGCGGCGGCCGCCGCCGCCATGTCCGCCATCAGGACCGCCTTCCATGCCACCGGCGTGGCCACGCCGCAGTGGCCGACGTTCGCCAGTAGCGAGCTGGTCGACCTGGTCGACGCCTAGCCGTGACGCTGTGACCACGCTGAGTGTTCTTATGCCCGTTGACCTGCGAAGATAGGTAGAACTCCCGACTAGACAGCCATTTCCGTCCGTGGGAGATTTGGATCGTCCACCCGTGTGCCTCGCGCCGGGTGGCGTTCTCATGTCCGGCCCGGCATGGCGCATACTGACCCCGGCCGCGTCATGGGCTACAGCGAAGGGAAGGTGGGCAGGATGGCGCAGCGGCCCCCTGCTCACCCCCTGTTCGACCTGGGCCCGTCCGAGTACGTCTCGGCCGCCAGCGGGTCGCCGTCCGGGCTCACCGACCGCGAGCGAAGCCTGCTCATGCGGCTGGCCGTCCACAACCTTGTGCGCCAGTTCGGCTGCACCGACCAGGAGGCCGCCGACGCGCTCGACCACTTCGCCGAACGCGGCGAGGTCGTCACCCGCGGCGACCAGCGCGACGTGTACCTGGTCGTCTGCGGCCACGTGCACATCCACGCCGCCCGCGACTGGCTGCGCGCGGCCGTGGCCGACCTGCCCGCCGACCCGCAGGCGAACTAGCACGCGCCACGGTGCAACGTCTCGCGTAGTACCCTGCTCAGCAAACCCCTGCAGGGGACACCGCGACCACGAAGAGGGTTGCCCGTGGCTCTTCTCGACGAGCTGCGCCAGCGGCGCACCGCCGCCCGCCAGGCCAGCGACACCATCCTTCAGCGCGCCGCCACCGAGCAGCGCGACCTATCGGCCGAGGAGCTGGCCGACTACCAGGCCCGCATCGTCGAGGAACGCGAGGCCGACGACGGCATCGAGGCCGAGCGCGACCGTGAGCTGGCCGAGCTGCGCGCCGCGGCGACCCGCCGCCCCGCCGGCCCGGCCGTGCCGCGCGAGCCGGTCCTGACCCGCGAGCAGAGCGTCGAGGCATGGGCCCAGCAGCGCGGGCTGTTCGAGCCGCCCGAGGGCGAGCGGCCACCCAGCTTCGACCGCTACCTGCGCGGCATCGTCACGGGCAACTGGGATGGCGCAGAGCACGAGCGCGCGCTGTCCGAGGGCACCCTGACAGCCGGCGGCCACCTGGTCCCGGTCCCGCTCAGCGCGAGAGTCATCGACCTTGCCAGAAACCAGATGCAGGTGATGCGCGCCGGCGCCGTCACCGTGCCCATGACGGCGGCGACCTTGAAGCTGGCGCGGCTCACGTCGGAGGGCACCCCGGCGTGGAAGTCCGAGAACGCCGCCATCACCGACGCCGACATGGTGTTCGACTCGGTGACGTTCACCGCCCGCACCCTGGTGCGGCTGGTCAAGCTGAGCGTCGAGTTGTTCGACGACGCGGACCCGTCCAGCGAGGACGTCATCGCCCGGTCGTTTGCCGGCCAGGTGGCGCTGGAGCTGGACCGGGTCGCGCTGCGCGGGACCGGCACCCCGCCCGAGCCCCGCGGCGTGGTCAACCAGACCGGCGTGACCCTGACCACTCACGGCGCCAACGGGGCGCTCATCACCAACTACGACTTCCACCTGGACGCGGTCGGCGCTGTCCGCGCGGCCAACTTCGAGCCCAACGCCCAGATTCAGGCGCCCCGCACGGCCACGTCGCTGTCGAAGCTCAAGGAAGCGACGACGAACGCCTACTTGGCGCCGCCGGCCGGGCTGGCTGGCATCCCGCGCCTGAACAGCAAGCAGGTCCCCATCACGCTGACGGTGGGCACGTCGACCGACTGCTCGGAAATCTACACGGCCGACTGGTCCAACCTGCTCGTCGGCATCCGCACCGACTTTCAGCTCTTGTTCCTGCGCGAGCGGTTCATCGCCGACGCCCTGCAGTATGCGTTCCTGGCCTACCTGCGCGCCGATATCCAGCTCGCCCAGCCGACCGCGTTCGTGGTGGACACCGGCGTTCGGACCTAAGCCGTGAGCTGGTGGGACCGGTGGGTGTGGCGCCGGGTCGAGCAGCGCGAGCAGCTCACGCTCGAAGGGCTGCTCGCCGACCAGGGCACCCCGACCGCGGCCGGCGAATCAGTGACCACCGATTCGGCGCTACGACTGTCCGCTGTCTGGGCGTGCGTCAGGCTCTTGAGCGACACCGTCTCGACCCTACCGCTGCACGCCTACCGGCGCGGCGAGCGCGACCCGCTGCCCGACCTGCCGCCGCTGCTGCGCTCCCCGGCCGCCGGCATGACGCTGCCGGACTGGCTCTACGCGTGCATGACCAGCTTGCTGGTCGCGGGCAACTGCTACGGCCGCGTCGTCGCCCGCTCGGGCGCCGGGCTGCTGCCCGCCCAGGTCGAGCTGCTGCATCCCGAACGGGTCGGCGTGGCCGTCAACGGCGACGGCATGGTCACCTACCGGCTGAACGGCACCGAGCTGGACCCGGCCGACGTATGGCACGTCCGCGCCTACGTGTTCCCCGGGTCCGTCGTCGGGCTGTCGCCCATCCAGTACGCGAGACAGGCCGTCGGATTGGGGCTGGCCGCCGAGAAGTTCGGCGCCCGGTTTTTCGGCGACGGCGCCACCCCCCAGGGCGTGCTGACCACCGACCAGCGCGTCACCACCGAGCAGGCCGAAGAGCTGCGCGACCGGTGGGACGCCCGCCACAAGGGCCGCCGCCGCATCGCCGTGCTCGGCGACGGCGCGAAGTTCCAGCCCATCAGCATCGCGCCGGAAGAGAGCCAGTTTCTCGAAACGACGAAGGCGAACGTCGCCACCATCGCCCGGTTCTACGGCGTCCCGCCCGAGATGGTCGCCGGCGAGACCGCCGGGCACATGGCCTACACGTCGCCCGAGCTGCGCAGCTTGGACCTGCTCACCTACGCCGTCAGGCCGTGGCTGGTGCGGCTTGAGAACGCCATCTCGGCGCTGCTGCCGCGGCGGCTCACGGTGCGGTTCAACGCCGACGCCATCGTCCGCGTCGACCTGAAGACCCGCTACGAAGCCCACGAGATTGGCCTGCGCGCTGGCTTCCTGACGCTGGCCGAAGTCCGCGAACTAGAGGACCGGCCGCCGCTGCCGCCGGCCGAAGGTGGTGCTGTCGCATGACCGACGTAATCGTCCGCGCGTTCGAGGCCACCCTGCAGGTCCGTGGCGGCGGCGATGGCCGCACGCTGGAGGGCCCGCTGCTGCCGTGGGGCGTCGAGGCCCGCGTGCTCGACCGCGGCCGCCTGGTCGTCGAGACGTTCGAGCGCGGCGCGCTGGCCGACGTCGACCCGGCCAGGGTGCCGCTCACCGCCACCCACCCGCGCGACGCTGGCACGCTGCCCATCGGCGTGACGCTCTCGATCGACGAGCGCGCCGACGCCGCCTGGGGTAGCTGGCGCGTCTCGGCGACCACGCTCGGCGACGAGGTCCTGGCGCTGGCCCGCGACGGCGTACCACTGGGCTTGAGCGTCGGGTTCATGGAAGTGGCCGGCGGGTCGCGCTGGTCGCCCGACCGTCGCCGCGTCACCCGCACCCGGGCCGCGCTCGACCACGTCGCCATCGTCAGGCGGGCCGCGTACGTCGGCGCCGAGGTCGCCGCGGTCCGTAGCGCGGAGGACACCCGCGGGCTGCCGCTGCTCACCCGCGTGCTGATGATGTACCGGCGGTAGCGATGAGCAAGAAAGGCCGCAGTGGGCGCGGCTGGCACATGACCGGCACCGCCAAGTCCACCGGCGGGCGCTGCGTCGGCTGCCACCGCACCATCTTCTACGGCGACCGCTGCCCGCCCTGCCAGCAGCAGCTACGCCAGCGCAGGCGACGGAAGCCCAGGTGACCCTGCGCCGCGCGTGCATGGGCTGCGGCCGGCTGGTGCGTGGCCGCTCCCGCCATCCGCAGTGTGAGCCGCCCAGGGCGCCCACTGCTGCCCGCGGGTACGGCAGTACCCACCAGCGGCTCCGCGCCGCCCTGGTGGCCGCTCTGGACCCGTGGGCGCCCTGTCCGCGGTGCACCGAGCCCCTCGGACCCGACGCTGACCGCCTGGACCTCGGTCACGTCGACGGCGACCGCACCCGCTACTCGGGGCTGGAACACCGCGAGTGCAACCGCGGACGGCGAGGCGGTTTCCCCATGAGCGCGACCGCCATGACCCCGCGCCCGCCGAAGTTTCCGACACACACCGGCGACGACGGCCCGGCGGTCGCATGAAGGCCAGGCTGCTACTCGGGGAGCTGCCGCGAGAAGTCGCGCAGGATGTCTCCAGCCTCCTCCCGAAGTTCATCGTCGGTTGCGGCGCCCCGTTCCTCGGCCAGCGTCAACACCAGCCACGCACTCAGGTTGAGCAGACCGACGATGAGGCCGGTTGGACCCGGCCCGGCCGGGTCGGCGTCGAGGTTGGAGATATGGTCGATTGCCCGTTGTCGGTCCTGCTGCAGCCACAGGGTCAGGCAGTCGACGGCGACTCGGGCGCTAGCGCTTGCGGGGTTCGTCTCATCCATGGCGCCAGGATATGCCGATGAGGGCCGGGCCCAAGGGCACCGTCACCGCGCCGCCGCTGGACCTGCGGCGGCTGCCCAAGCGCGGCGGGTCGCGCGCCATCGCGTTCGTCGAGCGCTACGTCCGC